TGTTTGATTTTGAGACAAACCAGTGACTGCAAATTCGGCAATTCTGTCAGTTCGGATTTGTGAATACTCTACTGTTCCAGGCTTAGTTATTAATGCTTCTACTGTCGCTGGGAATTCTGCATATTGCGCTTCGTCTCCTTGGGTTACCAAAAATCTTATTTCTGAATAAGTTATAGTTTCTGTCGAGGAAGCATCGGGAGTAACTTTATTTAATCTAGTATAAAAAGTATTAAAATTTCCACTACCATCATAAACTTTACCTTTATTAACATTTTCCCAAGAAGAACCGTTATAAACTTTTATGGTTTTTATTTTTTTCCATTGAGACCCATCCCAAATGTTTCCTGTCATTGTAGTATCAGCCAAATGTCACCCCTATTTGGGGGCGACCCTCCTCCAGCTGCCTCACTAGTGGTTATTCTAATGTTTCTAATTCCATATGTATATCCGTTAGTTGCAGTTGGATAATAGGCGCGAATCATATTGCCAAATTGAATGTTACTAGTTCCATATGCTCCAACCTTTGGAGTATTGACCTCTTGGAATACTGCTTTACCAGTATCGCCAATTAAAACGCCAACAACAGAAGAAGCTCCTTCGTCTCCACCGTCAGTAAATGCACCTGCGTTAGTTATCCCTCCATAGTTAGCAAATCCAGAATATAAACTATTTATTACCGTAGCATTTGCTATCGCAATGTTTGCGATATTTCCACTACTTGCATCTATACTTCCTGTCACAGATAATGTTGATCCATCCCAAGTTAATTTATCGCCAAGAGAAAAATCAGCTTGATTAGTACTTGTATTTTTTGCAACGTAAAAAGCTGTATCGCTACTAGCAAAAGTCCCGGTGCCATAATACATTTGAGTGCTATTTATTGTTAAGCCGCCTATAAAACCGTCCTGTATTTCGTTACCAAATTCATCAACTATAATTTCAACATCTTCTGCGCTAATAACATCTGAGCCATCGCTAAGCTTTAAGGTGCCCTGTACAGTAAGACTGTTGCCATCCCATGTTAACTTAGTGCCTAAAGAAAACTGTTCAGTACCATCAACATAAAATGCGGTATTGGCGTCGTTGTAGAGACCAATGCCGTCAACGTTACTTGTTAAAAATACAGAAGTACTAGCAGTGTTTTCTATTATTGTTTTACCAGTTAAAGTAAGACTATTAGCTGTTACGTCACCAGTGTTAGTGACCCTAAATGGAGCCACTGCAAAGCTTGTGCTATTTGCGCCGCTCCACATGTTTCCGGTTACGTCAACATGGAATGATGTGGCGTCTGATGTTCCCAGATCTTCGCCAATATCTAAACTCGACCTAATACTCGCATTATTGAACACAGCGTTTCCGTCACCGCTTATCTTCCAACCTAGTCCACCAGTATTTGCAGTTGCTGGAGTGTAGTTGTTGGACCTTAGAATTGAGTTAACTCCAGCTAATGTGATGGTATGTGCGCCTATTGTCCCAGCTGTTATTTTAGATGCTGTTAAACTATCTATGTATTGACTATCGATCAACGGAGTTGACTGATCGGTTTGTGTCAAGGAAGTCCATGGGCCAAGATTGCCAGTCGTATCTACCGATCTAACTCTTCCCCAATAAGTTTTGGCAACCGTGTCTGTACTGTTTGGTACCGCTACCGTAAACACGTTTGCAGAACTAAAGCCCGTTGAAGTTGCCGTCCCGGTGCCGGCCCCATTGTCATATAGTTCATATTCATATTTGTCTATATCTAAATCATTACTGAAATCAAAAACAAACATCACATTTTCAAATGATGCGTACAAGGCTAGATTAGATATAGCGTCAGGTATCGTAGTATCCTTGGGGATTGAAACTAATATAGAATCTATACTCTCAGAGTAAGCATTAATGTCAGTATTTTTTGTTCTTACACTAAATATATAATTCTTGCCTGGTTTTAGGTTCTCAATTTTTTTTATAATCTCAGCCATTACAAAGTTGCTCCTGTGACGATTCTTCCCAATAATGATGAACTTACTTCTTCTTTGTTTAAGCTCAAATAATTATTTAAAGAAAAACTATATTTTTTTATATTCATTTTTCCATCTGAAGATAGTATATTTTTTTCATGATTAGAAACTATTTCAAATACATAGTTTTTATATGATAAATCTGTTTTAGAAAAAACTAGAGCATCTGCGCTTTTACTCTGACTGTATAGATCAACGTCTTGCCAATCTAAGACAACTTTATTATCTATATCTTGGTCAGAACCATAAGCTGTAATTCTTATTTTAAACTTACCGTAATCTGGACCTTTGTCGCAATATATCTTTATATTTGGTCCAGTGAAAGTTCCTATTAAAGAAGCTCCTGAATTTTTTGAAACACCAGAATCCCAATTAGATTCACTATTAATAAATGATAAATTATAGTAATTATCTGAAGTTAAATCTCTTACATATGAAGAAACATTTACTTCTTCTTCAGAGCTAACAAATTCCGATTGAGCTTCTTCGCAAGCTTGATACTGATTGTCTTGAGTTCTTTTTTTAATTAGTTTTAAATTTGGAGTTTTATAATATAAACTATATTGCTTATTTATTTCAATATCTTTAGAGTGATTTTCTGCTGCCTTAAAATACAAAAGATTGCCAACAATTTGGCTTACCACTGGGGTTGAGTCATAGTTCTCAGAAGACTTATCTTCATAAACAACTAAATAAGAATCTGGATCAGTAGAAGCCGTTTTAGTAAAAACTGAACCTTCTTTATTTAAAGAATAGTAAATATCAATATCTAAATTTTCTACATCAATAAAAACCCAAGAGTCCTTAGTAAGTGTTTCTTTTGCTATTGGAAAGATTATTTTTTTCCTTAAATTAGGATAAATATAATTTCCATCTAAATCGTAGTATCTAAACCAAGCCATAATTAAACCTCATACACAAAAACTTCATACTCGTGGTTGGCCGCAACATCGCCATCTTCTATCTCTATTGTTATTACGGCATCAACTACCGGAACTCCACCATCTATTATATCCTGTTGTATGTTTGTAATTTGTATAGACTTAGCTTTAGGGACAACTATTGTAGGCTCATTCCTTACAGCATCGTAATCTATATCTGTCGATTTAATTTTTTGGCTGCCGTCATTTCCTGTGTGCGCGTGACCCGATAGAGAAACTCCATCTATCTTCATTCCAGAATCAACAGAAATATTCCCAGTTATTGTACCACCATCTTTAAGAAGGTACTGTGGGTGATGGTTTTCGGTTAAATTATGTAAACTCGCATGATCGGAAATTAAATCACTTTGATCCTTATAGGTTATGTGAGAATTCTTATATATTTCAGAATAATTATCTTCTGTTACTATTTTGCGAATAACTTTTTTATTTTGTCCTTTAAATGAAAGTTGAAATATATAATTAGAATATCTTCTCTTTTGTTGTATTAAATCTAATAACTTTTCTACCCTAGATCTTATAATCTGATTTCTTTGTATTAAGTCACTAAGTATCATGCCAAAGTTTGCGTTAATAACATTTGTTGCTATAACTAATTCTTCGGTCAAGGTAGGGAATCTAGATGCAAACGTTGTTGTATAAAAATTTGCTTCCATAGGAGAAACTATTTTTGTTTTAAAGTTTAAAGTTTGTGATAGATATCTGTCATAAAAAATACTACAGTTATCTACGTAATCTCTTTTTAGGTTATTTAATAAATTTGCGATTTCTTCGTTTAAGGCTTCTAATCGAATCGAAAAAAATGCTTGGAATTCAACGGCTTGTTTTTCTGTAATTTGATCCAGCTCGGAAGCTGTGATTTCTCCTGGTGATGAAGAGATCGATTGGACAATGCGTTGCGTGCATTGTGCTGCGACCTTTGCCCATGCGTCGAATTGTACTGCAACTTCTTTTTGTGAGTCATCTTCATATTCCTCCTGAAAATTTATTAATATAAAATTTTTAATATAAAAAGCTTCATTTAACATTGCGTTTAATAAATTTCTATAATTTAATAAATAGGAAAAAACGCTCTGTGAACAAATTTGGTTAAATTCAGCTATAAACCTTCTAGCAACCGTAGACATAGATCTTTCGGCGTACTTGTATTCTTCGAAGGAAACAAAATCTGGTTCCGGCAGTTTTATATCGTTATATTTACATAGTTCCTCCCAAAGTTTCGTGTGACATTCTTCTATATTTGGAGTTAATTTTTGATCTAAATAAACTTTATATAATATATCATCTATTGATTTAATTGTTTCTTGAATATAGTTATATGTTTGAAAAGATTGATTTTTTAAGAAATTTAAATCAACCGACATATTAGGAGTTAAGCTATAATCAAGATCTGTTGGAATACTATTAGCGTACTTATTTACGGTAATATCGTCTCTTGTTTCTTCTTCGAAAAAAGATACATCTGTTTTGTATCCACCAAATATGTCACTGGTTGGACCGAAATTATTTTCGATGTTGTTAATAGACATAATTAAAACATCTTTCTTTTACCGTTAGATATAACAGAACTTTTTTTATTAAACTTAGTTGCAGCTAAACCATTGTTCCTACCAACTATTGCATACTTTGGTTTTTCTTCATCGTCTTGGACGGTATTAACTTTTGGCATGTAAAAATCATTAGAGAATGTTTCAGTATTCATGGCGTAGTTGCCTTTTGAAAACTCTCCATAGTTTTGGGTTATAGCTAAAAGAGCTAGCATTAAAGCGTCATGCGCGTGGTCCATTGCAGTTCCGCTTGCTTCAAATATAGGTCTTCCAATTTGCGTTGTTCTTATCACAACATATGAAATTAATTGCAAATATAGTTCTTCATCTGATTCTGGAAAAACTATTTTTTCTTTTTCCAAGAACTGGCGGAGGTTATCAACCATATATGGTTTTATTTCTTTCTTAACCAACATTTTAGTATATGGGTCTCTTACCTCTACTGCTTCGGCGAAAGACACGCCCTTAACTTTTTCTCTAAGACCAGATTTAGGATTTTCAACCCCGTACTTGTGTAACAGTTCAACTTGCACCTCTCCAAAACCTCTGTCCACATAAATGTGTTTTGGTTTAAATATTTCGTTAAGCTCAAATATTCTGTCTACAGCTTTAGTTAGGGTATATTCAGATCTAGCTATTTCTTCTCTATAGGCCACTCTAGATCTTCCTCTAAATCTTGGGTCTTCATGATTGTCTGAGCATGCTTCTACGACAACAATGTTTGTTCCAGCTCCGTACTTGTCCCAGTCAACGCCTATCACATGGAAAGATCTTGCTGAAGTTATTTCTGGCTCATAAGTCCACGAAGGACTAAGAAATGCTTTGTCGACAAACTTTCTTGGATACACGCCCTCTGAGTCTTCGCCCCAGTCAGCTTCTATTTCGTGGCGATAACCCATTTCTGTATATTGTTCTCTAAACTCATCTTCTTGCTCTTTAGAAAAATAGGGGTTGCAATATGATGGGAACCAAAACTCTTTAAATCTTTCAGACCTACACCATTCCCAAAATTTTTCTCTTCTACCAGTTGGGGTAGAAGCGCCAATCATCATCTTGTCAGGTTGATCCTCTGCGGTTTTTTGCAACATAGCGTATAATGCATCTAAGTCATCAGTATGCATGTAGTCCATTTCGTCCAACACAATTACGTGTGCTTCCTGACCACGAGCTACGTCTGACTTTCCACCGGAACGCATACCAGATGTAAAGAATCTAATAGTTGAGCCATTAGAAAATTCCATCATAAATTGAGGGCTGCTAACTTTTCTTGTTATTGAATTCATAACAACTTCGTTCTTGCCGGCTATTCTTCCAATTTCCTGATAGATTAATTCTACCTGTGTTTTCATTGGAGCAATAACAAGACATCTTCCGTCTTTGTGTGTATAGCTATAATGCAAAAGTGTTATGGCAAGTGTGAAAGTTTTTCCTAAACGACGACCAGCTCTTAATACTTTTCTTAACGATGGATCTCTTAGTATCAATATTTGATAAACTCTAGGTTGAACTTGTAAAAAGTTTTTTGCCCAAACAACAGGGTCTTTAGCAATGTGCATTTGCCTTTGCTGTTCTCCTGATATTCCAAGCTCCAGAAGTTCTCTATCCATCTCAAATGGTTCATCAATCAAGAAAGATAATTCTCTATTAGTTAAAGGTCTGCCAGTTATAGGTGTTCCATCGGCCCAGTTAATGTGTTGTAGTTTATTTTCAAAAACCCATTCAATTCTATTAACTTGCTTAAACAATTCTATATCTTGATCTTTAATTAATTCTAAAAGATCTTCTCTAGAAAGTTTTTCTAATTTTTTTCTAAACTCTTTAGCTTTATGATCCATGATTATCCAAAATGAGCTGCCATCATAGAAGCCTCCGAACCTAATGCACTTCTTGCATTTAACCTAGAATTTTGTATAGCCATAACACCTCTTGACCTTGAAGTAGCAGCGGCTTCAGTATCCCTATATCCCATTCCAAACATAGGTTTACTAAGTGATCCTTGCAAAGATTTTTCTGCGTCTCTAGCTAAGTTTATACCACTTTTGATTACTTCGCCACCCATTC